ACGGTCGAGTTTTTGTTCTCTGATTTTTCTATTAAAAATGGCGTTTCGTCTAATGCCTTGACAGGTAGCTTACCACCTTGTTCTTTCTTGGCTGGCACATCAGCTCTAAAGAGTGGGCATGGGTTCATTGGATATCCGAAAGTCCAATCATCACCAACGGAAAGGTATATCTCTGCAATAGGTGCAGCAGCGAGAGGGCTTCCTTGCACGTTGATGGCATCAAAAGTAACATAAAACTGAGGGGCATTATCACGCTCAGCCGAGAATGAGGCACAGTTCATGTTATATTTGGTGTAGTAGGGGATTTGAGCTTCCAAGACTGGTCTATTGTTAGTTTCGGTAATAACAACACCAACATCTGCTTGCGCATCTTGGCCTCCTAGAATTTCTCCATCAGTGGCATTACATATACGAATGTAATTTCTGAGGGCTAAATCTCCTCTGTTTAGAACAACTTTTACTCGATAACTTCCTCTATTAAAGTGGAATAATCTAATAATTCTGTCCCAAACTAATACTCTACCCGAGTTCACTGTCGTAGGACTATATGTAAGATTGTTTACGGTAAGATCGGCATACCAGTGATATCTGTGGAGCATTTCAGGAAAGCTGGAAACTTGCTCTCCCATTTGTACATTTCTAGGTATGTACGTGGATGCATCAATAAGAGTTGGAAATGGTTTGCGGAACACATCTCTTATATCTGAGGCTGTTTGTGCAGCATCCATCTGGCCAAACAACTTGGGTTTTCTGGAGGGTAATACAGTTCCGTCTATAAAATCCTCCCAAAGGGGGGTAGGTCTTGCAACTTCGAAATCTTCTCCTCCCGCCATCCATATTTGGAAATAAATCTTAGCATCAGCTGCTGAATCTGCATCGGTAACAGGATTCACAACTGACATAATCAATTGTCCGCTAAAACCTTCCCATTGAGTGATAGGTAACTCATTAGCAACTTGTGGTGGAACCACAGTGGTCCAGGACGAATCCTTGAGATATGGAATGGTGAACGAAGTAGATGTGTCACCTGAAATATCTATGATTTTACTCACAGTGTCTCCTTCTTCATTGGCAGCCAGTGAAGCATTCCAGGTGGGATCGGGCAAATAAGTCACTCTCAAACGAGCCGTTGTAAACTTATTAGCAGTGAATTGGATATGGTATTTGAGACTACCTCTCCAAAACTTAAAGTAGGATGCAAGGTTTCCTACGTGTGAAAGATAGTATATTGAACCAGGTGATCCTCCAATAGTAGCAGTAGTAGTAGGACAAAAAGTTGGTGTCACAGGGATGACTATGGGCTTGTAACCAATGGGATTGGTTCCGTCAACTTCTCCTATAGCTATAAGGGAGGGGAGTTTCTTATACTCACTGAACATATTGTAATCTTGGGGCGTACAATATATGGATGTGTCAGTAGCGACTTTGTTCTCAGGGTGCATTGCGAGAACATCACATCCGTCCAATCCAGAGGCATTTGCAAAAGAAGATGCAATGTAGGGTTGGAATTTCTGAACAGCTTGTGTTGAGGTGGGTTTGTCCAGAAACATAGAGCTCATAAGTTCAGGAATGTTAGAGGAAAAGGATTTGACAATATTGGCAAATGAACTCTTGACAGCAGTCTTAGCAATACTGGCTATGGTATTAGCTCCAGATCGGGCAGCTTGTTCCATCTGACCATAAAGCTTTTTCTTCTTATCAGTAAGAGCATTGGTTCTCAATCCTAATCCAGCTGGTTCAGGGTTGACAAAGTTTGCATACACTGACACAGTGAGCTGTGGAGTGCCAGTGGCTCCCATCATTCGAAGGGGAGCTAGAACATAGCAAACAACGCGACCAAAGAATCCTTTTGCTGTCGTGGAGGCACTATCTTTCATGTTCCAATAATTTGTGGGTCCTACGAAGGGAATAACCCAATCAAGAGAAACGTTTGTATCTGCGGATAACACAGAATTAGGAAGGGAAGATGCAGTATAAACATTATAAAATGGATTTATTGACAAATCATCCTCGGAGTAATGCGGTAACCAGGCAAACATGAGCTTTCCTGAGTGCATTGCTGTTCCGTTAATCTTGACGGACATTCGAACGGCGGATCTAAAATATTGGAAACGGTTGAGCTTTTCTTCGATATTGGGGATGGACACCAAATCCTGTGGGAAGCTCAGGGACGCAACTTCAGTACCAAAAGCGGTTGCAGCGCTCCAGTTGAACTGGAATATAGGATAGGTTCTTGTAAGAACACTATTCATGCCTTGAGGGGGGTATGGGTCGGTTCCAGACACTACAGGCATGGTGGTTGTTGGTGTCTCTACGAAGGGTACTTGCTTCGCTGAATTGTCTACAAAATTGGTTAATCCAACAACTGTTTCTTGACCTCCTGTTACTTCGGATTTGTCCATCTGACCAACGAGGTTGGGTTTGAGATCAAAGAAAGTTCGGGCGCATTCTTCAAAACTGAGAGTGCATGCGCGGTAGCCTCTCTCTTTCATAGCCAAATTCCACTTTTTCTTATTATTTTCAAAATAAGTCTTCCCCCAGTGGAATGATTCTCTAAGAGCAGAATCCAAACTCTGAAGCAAACCTTCCTCTTCAGTGTTTGAGCTGGAATACCAGTACGGGATTTCCTCTATAATGGTTTTATCGAGGGCTCCGTGTACGTTTCCGTTATCGTCGCGAATAAGATATCTTTGCAAATACTTGAATTCGCTCCATTTGAAATAGGGCACTAATGGCTGGTCTTTGTATATGCTAGTGTACTTCATTCCCCATTTCTCGCATTCTTCAGCAACATCGAACATACTAAACCAAATCTTTTTGAATTTCGCAAACGCGTGATCGTCTCCAAACCCTTTGAAAAACTTCCAAACCAATTCTAGTATGTCAGTCATTGACAAGGTTTTGAGATAAGCGCATTGTTCGCAATCTTCTAGTTTGCATTCCGAAAGGTGCTTTATTCTAGCATTTACTGCAGTGAGCATGAACACAATGAGCATAATGAAAGTGTTCTTCACAGTGGTCATGTATCGTCCAGAAGGATTTCCGACAGTTCGATATAACACGTTAAGGGCAACGTGTATAACATTGGACAACTCATCATCCATCGCTTCAAGTACTCTCAGGTCTTCTTCAGTAAACAAACCATAGTTGGCGTACCATAGCTTGAGTATTTCTCGAAAGGCCCTTGAGAGTCTATCGGGCTCCGAAGCATCCATCGTTGAAAGATCACCTGCAAGGACATCAGGTTCTGGGCCATCTTGTTCGAGCTTGGCTACAATAAGGGTGGTTCCCATGATTCTGGAACTATCGTAACCGAGGTCACAAACACTGTCTATCTGTGATTGCATTCTAACAATGTTCTCAAAGAAGGCTCCTGTGTATTGTTTTTCTATGGCTAGGGCTTCCATAGGCAAGGAATTCATAATTCTAGTTCTTCCAACGGGGTTTCCTTGCTCATCTCGTACTTTGGCTTTTGGTAATCTTTCATCTTTCAAATTGTCGCATACAACAACCGGGGCACATGGTTTACCTGTTCTATAATGTTCGAGCAGTTCATCGTACCTTTGTTGTAATTGCGGCTTAAGGGCATATTTTGGCTTCTTAATTGGGCTATCTGGGACAAGGTCTATGAAGCCAAATTTTCCTTTTAGACCTGGTTGTCTTCCTGCATAGTTGACATTGTGTGGCCATCCGGGGGACGTTTTGAAATCCATTGGACCAACATGGTGCCATCCTGGGACTCCATTTAGGGCTTCGTCTAATGATAATTTCTTGGCTTCAACTAGGTATGGTAACTTGTCAGCTATAAACTGAATGATCTCTGGAAGATAAGGATCATCGTGGGTGTTTCGATCACGGATCAATTTCCTTTTGAGTCCAACGTGATATGGAGCAACACCTTTGATGGGACGTAACTGGGCAGGCATGGTCAGCGCAGGTTGCCACATTCCATGCATGAAGGAAGGTCGTATTTCAGTGTCACCAGACACTCTCATAACCATGTGTTTAGGCACAGTTCCGAGAACCTCTACATTCGGACATTGAAAAGCATCGAGTGGAATGACTGCATTTTCAATGGGTCCAATGGGCAACTCTTCATATTGAGCTTTGAG